AAACCTTAATGAAATCAATGACTTACGATGGGGGTTGACAAATAGCATCGGTCGTGCTATAATGTAGTATATTCTGATAGAGGGTTCTATGAATTTCACTACACAATCTAAATCCAATCTTGCTAAGTTGATGGCAACTGAAAACCTTACGGTAGAACACCGTAAAGTGCAAACTGCCTCTTTTGATTTGAAAAATCGTGTTTTGACTTGCCCAATTTGGGCAGAAATGTCTCCCGAAATGTATGACCTTCTACTAGGACATGAGATTGGTCACGCCTTAGAAACTCCCCTTGAAGGTTGGCATGATACCGTTCTAGAAAATAGCCGCCGTAATTTCAAATATTTTCTTAATGTTATTGAAGATGCCCGTATCGAAAAGAAAATCAAACGGCGTTTCCCAGGTCTTCGACCATCATTCGTTAAAGCCTACGGTGAATTGATTGAAAAAGACTTCTTTGGTATAAAAAATCGTAATGTAAATACTCTTCCCTTTATTGACCGTATCAATTTGCACACCAAAGCTGGTTACACTACTAACATTCGTTTCAGCGAAAAAGAAATGTCAATGCTGAAACTTATTGAAGAATGCGAAACCTTTGCCGATGTAAAACGGGTTACTGAAATTATCTATGAGTATGCTAAGAAAGAAAAACAAGAAGAAAAACAAAAACCTATTGCAAAAAAATCGAATGATGACTATATTGAAATTGATGATTCGAATGATGGCTATACTGATTCTGATGATAGCGATGACGAAGAATCTGATGATGAAGACTATGGTGATGACGAAGAATCTGATGATGAAGACTATGGTGATGAATTTATCAAAAAATCTGAGGATGATTCTGATGATGAAGAATCTGATGAAGAAGGTTCAACATACGATAATCAAAAATACAGTTCCGACTTTAATTCAGATGAAAATAAACTTGAAGAAGAAGATGAAGAACCACGGTGCATTACCGATGAAAATTTTCGTAAGAATGAAATCCAACTACTAGACCCGGCAAGTAGGTCATATCAGTATATTAATATTCCTGAACCCATTATGAAAAATATTTTCACCGATGCTAAATTGGTAAATCAAGGTATGATGGAGTTTTGGAAAATTAGCAGCAAAGACCTTTGTAAATCAATTACAGTAGAAGAAGTGCAGCAAAAACTTTTGAAAATGTTTAAATCTAAGAATGATAAATTTATCTCTGCTTTGGCTAAAGAATTTGAAATGCGTAAAGCAGCAACGAAATACGCTAAGAAAAAAATCTCTGAAATGGGTGAAGTAGATGTTAATAAAATTTACAAATACAAAGTAGAAGACAATATCTTCCGCAAAATGTCTTCTATACCTAAAGGTAAATCTCATGGTTTAGTGATTATGCTTGATCGTTCTGGTTCTATGAGTAACGATTTCAATGCTGCTGTTGAACAGATTTTGATAACAGTTTCTTTTTGCCGTAAAGTAAACATTCCTTTTGTGGTGTGTGGTTTTGGTAATGATTCATCCGGTTTCGTTAAAGAACACAAACTAGATAATAAACTGGGTGCGTCATTTGAATTAAACAATAACGATCTAATAATGGACCATGTATTTTTGCGTGAGTATATGAATTCGTCTATGAGTAATAGTGAATTCAATCAAGCATTCAAAAATCTGTTATTCCTTTCTACACAGTACAACTCAGATTCTTATCGTGAATGTGGGTGGTGGGGTGTTCCTCATACTGAAAGATTGTCTAATACCCCATTGATTCAAGGCATGGTTGGTATGAAAAAAATTACTGAAAATTTTCGTATTAAAAATCGTCTTGATATTGTGAATATGGTACTAGTACATGATGGTGATGCGGATCAAATTCGTTTCTTCAACAGTGCAGATGATAGATATGCATATGTTAATAGCCGGTCATTCAATACAATTCTGCGTGATCCCAAAACGAAATTTGAAATACAAGTTTCAGAAAAAGATGATGGTTTAAGAGAAGCAATTTTTGAATGGTTTACTAAAACTACTGGTGCCAAAATTATTGGCTTCTATTTGACCGATTTATCTAGAATGTATAATTTCAGTGACATTATGCGAAACAAATTTATTGATGAAAATGGTAAATCGTTTGGTGACTATATCAAAAAAGATGAACATAATAAAAACAAATTATTTGAATGGAATGATTTAGTCAAAAAATATCGTAAACAAATTAAGCAAGATCATTTCCTTGAGATTAACACAAAAGGATATACTAAATTCTTTTTGATACCTTCGGGAAAAGATTTGCAAATTGCAGATGATGAAATTCAAATTAATGGACCGGTAACAAACAATAAACTTTTTACCGCCTTTAAGAATATGAACAAAGATAAGAGGAATAGCCGTGTTCTAGTAGGCAAATTTATCAAAGAAATTGCTTGACAAACGGTAGCACTTGTGCTATAATGATAGTATCATAATTGATTGGAGTTATACATTATGCGTGGCATTCAAAATGAAAAACGTGAGAAGTTCTTGAAACTTATTGCTGCTACCGGCAAACCTACAATTACGAAACAGGAATTGAAGGAACTATGCAACCAAAACGGTCTTCTTATTCCTCAATGGTTTACTAATGACGAAAACAATCGTATTTCCCGTGGTGTCTATAAAGTAATCAATAGCTTAACTTCCACCCCTTCTACTGATACCGTACAGATGGCTGCACAAATTATTCCTATGAACAAAGAACCAAACAAATCCGGTAATCGTATTGCAAATATTATTACCGACCTCGAAGAGATTGATCTTGTTCCTTCTGTTGCTAAGAATTTCGTACCTTTCGGTAACTACAATGACTTGCTTGCTGTAGTAGTAAGTAAGAAATTCTTTCCTATCTTCATTAGCGGTCATTCCGGTAACGGCAAGACCATGAGTGTAGAACAAGCCTGCGCTAAAGCAAAACGCAAATTCGTCTGTATCTCAATGACTCCTGATACCGATGAAAGTGATCTGTTGGGTAACTATGTTCTTATCAATGGTCAAATGGAATGGCGTGATGGTCCTGTAACTATTGCTGCTCGTCAAGGTGCTGTTTTGTGTATTGATGAGATTGACTACGGTTCAGATAATCTTTCTTGCCTGCAACTTGTTCTTGAAGGTAAACCGTTTCTTTTGAAAAAGAAAGGTGAACTTATTCGTCCCGCTGAAGGTTTTACTGTTATTGCTACTGCTAACACAAAAGGTAAAGGCAGCGAAGACGGTCGTTATATGTTTACCAATATTCTGAATGAAGCTTTCCTTGAACGATTCCCAAACAACTATGAACAAGATTTTCCTCCAATTAATGTTGAACGAAAAATCGTCAACAAAGAATTGGAACTGCAAGGTTGTGATAATAAAGAATTTGCAGAAAAACTTGTTTCATGGGCAGATGTTATTCGTAAAACTTTTGCAGAGGGTGGTATTGACGAAGTGATTTCCACACGCCGTCTTGTGCATATCTGCAAAACATATAGCATTCATCAAGATGAGATGAAAGCAATTAATCTTTGCCTAAATCGTTTTGATCTTGATACGAAAATGTCGTTCCTTGATCTGTACAGCAAATTGAATGCTCCTGCTGAACCTGCACCCACTATTAGTGCAGCAACACCAGGAACATCAGAAGAAATTACATTCTAATTGTTTTATTTGCCACCACAACCCTTGACCGGGTTGTGGTTTTTTGTTATAATAGAACTTGAGAAACAGTCACCTCTCAAGAATTTTTTGACTAAGTGTGACTAATTTAATATGGAGATTTTTGAATGCGTAAATCCGCTAAAGAAAAGATGTTGGCCGCACTAAGCAAGACTGATGGTTACAATACCTTCACCGTGGCACAGGCACAACGCCGTTTCGGTGTTACGAATGTTGCTGCTCGTATCAATGAACTGCGTGAAGAAGGTCATGCTATCTACACCAACACCAAGCGCCTAGAAGATGGCACCAAAATTTCTTACTACAAGCTTGGCAAACCAACCAAAGCAATTATTGCTGCTGGTTTTAAAGCCCTGCGTGAGCAAGGTGCACGTACATTCGCCTAATTTTTAGACGAGTGTAACAGAGGAGGCGATATATATTAGTATCGCTTCCTCTTTTTTTATGGGTGTATATAATGGAAATTAAAATTTCAGTTGAAGAATTGAAGAAAAATAAGTTGTTTATTGCCACACCAATGTATGGTGGCATGGCTCATGGAATGTATATTAAATCTAGTCTTGACTTGCAGACTATGATGATGCGCTACGGCGTAGAAGTGAAATTTTCATTCTTATTCAATGAGTCTCTAATCACAAGAGCAAGAAATTACCTAGTTGATGAATTTCTGCGTTCTGGATGTACTCATATGCTATTCTTAGATTCGGATATTCATTTCAGTCCTCAAGATGTTGTTGCTTTGATGGCACTTGATAAAGATGTTATCGGTGCTCCGTATCCTAAGAAGTCTATTAATTGGAATAATATCGCTGATGCTGCCCGCAAGCATCCTGATCTTCCTGCCAATGAATTAGAAAATCTAGTAGGTGACTATGTTTTTAATGTAGTACAAGGCACCCAACGATTTAGTGTTACAGAGCCTCTTGAAGTCATGGAGATTGGAACTGGATACATGATGATTAAGCGACATGTATTCGATATGTTCCGTGAAGCATATCCTGAGTTTCGTTACAAGCCAGATCATGTTGGCCAAGCCAACTTTGATGGTTCTCGTTACATTCATGCATACTTCGATACAGTAATTGATCCAACATCTCATCGATATTTGTCTGAAGATTATATGTTCTGTCAATGGTGGAGAAACATCGGCGGCAAAGTTCATCTGTGTCCTTGGATGCAAACCCAACATATTGGAACTTATCCTTTCACGGGTAACATGCCAAGAATTGCAGAATTAACAGGTAAACTATGATCGACTATAAGTATTCTGAAGATAGAATCCTTGCGGAACTGAAACAATATGTAGACTCCACTTATGGTGAACACTATTCACAAAATAAATTCCAAGCAACAGAATTTATCATGGATAGTGGTCACGGTGATGGGTTCTGTATAGGAAATATTATGAAGTATGCACAAAGGTATGGTAAGAAAGATGGCTTCAATCGAAAAGACTTGCTTAAAGTTGTTCATTATGCTATCATGGCTATACACAATCACGACAATATGAGAGGTAAATAATTATGAAACTGTCTACAAATACTATTGAGGTACTAAAGAATTTTTCTACTATCAATAGTGGATTGTATTTTAAAACAGGTAATGTTCTAAAGACCATTTCAGGTCAATCAACAATTCTTGCACAAGCAACTGTTGAGGAAACATTCCCCACTAACTTTGGTATCTATGAACTGAATACATTTCTTTCTGTTCTATCTCTTTCTAGAGATGAAACTCCAGAGTTAGAATTCGATGATAAAATCATCACTATTAAAAGCAACAAAGGCCGTAGCAAAATGAAATATCGTTGTTGCGATCAAAAGATGATTAAAGAAACGCCCGAGAAGAATATTGAACTTTCAAATCCTGAGGTTTCTTTTACATTTTCTGCTGATGATTTTGAGTGGGTTGCTAGGGCATCAGCAGCACTCGGATCGCCACAGATTGCTGTAAACAGTGATGGCGCCAAAGTTTTCGTTAGTAGTATTGATACGCAAAATGATGCGGCGAATACTGATTCTTTAGAAATTGCAGAAGGTAACGGTAAGAAATATAAAATCATTTTCAAAACTGAAAACTTGACAAAAGTACTACCCGGAAACTATACCGTAAGTATTTCTTCACAAGGTGCAGCACACTTTAAGAACACGACTCGCCAAATTGAATATTGGATTGCAACGGAGGCCGGCTCCAACTTTAATGAGGAAGAATAATGTTCATAATTATAACTACTGATATTGGTTCGACTATTGCTGTCAATGTCAATCAGATTGTTTCCGTGGGAGAATCTAACTTCGGAAAGTCTATGATAGAGTTTAGTGATGGTAGAAGTTTAAAGGTTGGAGAAAATTTTCTTCAACTTGTATCAAGGCTAAATCAAGGAGTATAACATGGATAAAATTAGACTTACCAAAGAGCAGTATATTTCTGTGCTAGAAAATGAGAAAGAAGTATTGCAGCGATTCTACTACAAAGGCGATCAAGGTTTGCCTGATACAGGGCATTTTAACACTGCTATAGGCGTTCTTCAATTTAGGATTGAAGAACTTAAAAACCAAGTTTGTTGATTTTTTATATGATGAGTTATGTGAAAGGTAATTATGGAACATTTGTTATGGACGGAGAAGTACCGACCAAAGACGGTTGCTGATTGTATTATCCCCGATAGGTTGAAACTACCTTTTCAACAGTATGTAAATAGTAAAAACATTCCTAATCTCTTACTCAGCGGTGGCGCTGGTGTTGGTAAGACTACAGTGGCGAAAGCAATGTGTAATGAGATTGGTTGCGATTACATGATTCTCAATGGCTCAGATGAGAATGGTGTAGATACTATTCGTGTAAAGATTAAAGGTTATGCATCGGCAATGTCTTTGTCTGGCGGTCGTAAAGTTATCATTCTCGATGAGGCTGATTATCTAACACCAAACGCACAAGCAATTCTACGAAACTCTATAGAAGAGTTTGCTGGTAATTGCTCGTTTATCTTTACTTGTAACTACAAAAATCGTATCATAGAACCCCTGCACTCAAGGTGTGCTGTTGTTGACTTTACATTGAAGAATGATGAAAAGACAGCAATGGCCGCAGGATTCTTTAGCCGTATCAAAGGAATTCTTGATGAGGAAAAAGTTTCCTATGACAACAAAGTGATTGCAGAGTTAATCAAGAAACACTTTCCAGACTTTCGTCGAATCATCAATGAACTGCAACGGTATTCTCAGTTTGGTGATATTGATACAGGAATTCTCGCTCAGATCGGTGAAGCTTCAATCAATGAAATCGTAAAGTATCTGAAGAATAAAGACTTCGGTGCTATCCGTAAATGGGTAGCGATGACAGATATTGATGCGACTACATTGTACCGTAAACTTTATGATAATCTTTATGAAATTTTAGAGCCTAAGAGTATTCCTCAGGCTGTTATTATTTTGGCAGACTATCAATATAAGCAAGCTTTTGTGGCAGACGCAGAGATTAATACTGTGGCGTGCCTAACTGAGTTAATGGTTTCTGTGGAGTTTAAATAATGATTCTAGATAAAAAACAGAAGATGGACCGATTAGGCCGTATTGGAGAAAATATCGTCACCAACTATCTTAGTGAACAGGGGTACGCTATCCAAGTGTCAATTAATCCATTTGATAGTCAAAAAGATTTAGTGTGTGAAGGTAAAAAAATTGAAGTGAAAACTCAAGTTCCCTTTATCAGAGAACGAGCATTCACATTTAAACCGGATCAACTTAGAAAGTGTCGAGGCGTAGATGAGTTATATTTTGTGGCTGTGCCGGCACCGTCACATTATTTCCAATGGGAAGGTTGGATTTTCAAAGTCAATCCTAAAGAATTTTTGGTAAGAGAAATAAATACAAAAGACGGTCGCACTATGAAATTGGTAAACATTCAGCAAGAAGCTGTATCTCCTGTCAAAAAATTATCTGATGAAGTTATAGCAGAATTGCGTAAATATTCCGTTTCGCAGTATTGATTATGTCTCCTTTTGATTATGTAAACCAAATTCTTGGTGGTAAAAAGCAACTTATTGTTGATGAAATCACGGAAAAAGAATATGCTCCATTTCTAGTGAATCGTGCATTGTCTTATCATAAAGACTGCATTATGTTTGCTAATGAAATGAATCGTAGGAATGGTCTAGATAAAAAACTGCAAAATGATTATTTACTAAATACCATAAGGTCTATGAAAAGACCTTTCAATAAGTGGGCTAAGGCTGAGAAAAGTGAAGATATAGAATGTATTAAGACATATTTCGGCATGTCTAATTCTAAAGCCCGTGAAGCACTCCGCCTACTTAGCGATGAACAAATCCAACAATTAAAAGAAAAAACCGACACCGGTGGATTGAGGAATTGACATGGTAGATATAAATAATTTCATAGAAGTGGCTTTGAAAGAGCAAGATGATTTTCTGAAAGTACGGGAAACATTGACAAGAATTGGAGTGTCTTCAAGAAGAGAGAAGATGCTGTATCAATCTTGCCATATATTGCACAAAAAAGGCAAATATTACATCGTACATTTTAAAGAACTTTTTGCTCTAGACGGTAAAGATACAGACATTTCCGAGAACGATATTGAACGAAGAAATGCGATTGCTAAACTTCTACAAGAGTGGGAGTTAGTAAAGATATTAAATCCAGATGTAATGGGTGTAGTAGCACCTCTGCATCAAATAAAGATTATTTCATTCCGTGAAAAGGATGAATGGGAACTTGTAAGTAAATACAACATCGGAAAGAAGTTACAAAAGTGATAGAGGCTTGCTATGGAAAAAATTATCAAGTTGAAGAATATATACAGTGGAGAGATTGTCTTTACCAGTGATCGCTTTGAAAAGAGGATCACCGATGGTAAGACATTTATACAAGTTTTTAAAGATACAGAAAAAGAACGAAAGTATTGGGTGTTTGAGGGCGCTTTCAAGCCTCAAACCAACTGAATTCCAGGGATGGGAACTAGCAGTCCGAGGTTAAGGCTAGTAATAAATTTCTCGGACCAACGCCGAAAGGGTTGGTAAATTTAACTTGCTTATTTAAGGAGAACTATTATGACTTTAGGAAGATTCACAACTGGTCCGTTAAACTATTCTACTGTTGGTTTTGACCGTTTCTTTGATACTTTTGATACACTTCTGACGGAGAAACCTGTCAGCTACCCACCTCATAACACAATCAAGTTGGACGAAAACCGTTACCAAATTGAACTTGCTGTTGCTGGTTTTAATGAGGATGAAATTACCATTGATGTACTTAAAAATAAACTAACGATTAGAGGTGCTAAAGCTAGTACCGTAGCTAATCGTGAGTACTTGCATCAAGGAATAGCAAATAGAAGTTTTGAAAGAATAGTTACACTTTCAGATACCGTTCGTGTCAATGGCGCAACTTTAAAAGATGGTATTCTTACTGTCGATTTTGAGAATATTATTCCCGAAGAGTTACAGCCAAAACGAATTTACATTAATGCAGTTAGTATACCTAATATTCCTGGAGCACAACTACTTCAAGAGTAATTTTTCTTGACAAATCTGTCCTTTTGTGCTATAATAACATAAGGACAGATTTAGGAATTTGAAAAGGATTAATTATGGGTGATTATGATTATACACGATACAATAAGATTCTCCTTGAAATGCTCAAAGCGATGCACCGTGATCCGAAAATTGATGACTTAGAGATTGGTCGTGATATCTCTGATTTGCCAGAAGTGAAAATTATCTTTGATGGTTACGGCGATCTAGAGACAGAAGAAGATGGTGAATATAAGTATGTTGAGCGTGGCAATACTAACATGGAATCGTATGCCATTTTCATTCACAAGGATGCGCTAAAGGAAGATTTTATTTTTCCTGAGCATGAATTTACTCCTTGGGCTTTGATTCATCGACCAAAAGAAGAAGTTTGTATCTATGCTTGGTATGATGTTGAAAACGACGATTGGTCTATCAACGGATTGGAAGAAACCTCTGACCACGATATGACTAGCGAACAGGTAATGAATATCCTTGATGGGCTTTATGAAGCATATTTCAAACCTTGGGAAGGTGTGTTTACTACTGATCCCGAAACAGGATTGCCTAACTGGCCTTTTCTCAAAAAATGAAAGATAAATTTGTCATTGCATTTATGAAGGTGGCTCACACTTTCGCTGAATTGTCCTCAGCCCGTAGACTTAAGGTTGGTGCTATCATTGTCAAGGATGAGAGAATCATATCTATAGGTTACAATGGAATGCCAGCGGGATGGGATAATAACTGTGAGGATGAAATAAGAGATGATAGCAATGTCGTTTCTATACATCCCACAGCTTTAAAAACCAAACCAGAAGTACTTCATGCAGAATCGAATGCTATTGCAAAATTAGCTAAGTCCACAGATAGTGGAAATGATGCGGCTATGTTTATAACCCATGCACCTTGCCTTGATTGTGCCAAGCTTATATATCAATCTGGCATCACTAGACTATTTTATAGCACCGACTACAGAAATTCTGACGGTATTGAGTTTCTAGAAAAATGTAATATTGAAATAGAGAAAGTCTATTATGAAACTTATGAAAACGATTCAATCTAAAGTTGTGGATATCTGTGATAATGGTGATGCCATCATACAAATACCTGATGAAATATTGGATAAATTGAAATGGCGTGAGGGGGACGAATTAAATATAGAACAAGGAGATAATGGAATTATCATTCTTACTAAGAAAGGTAAACCTACGAATATGTTTAATGATGTTGTGAAGTTTATTGAGGCTTGTGACCAAGAAAAGAATGCAAGTAATGCCAACTTGTATGCTGAATTGATTGAGGAAGAATATGATGAATTTCTCCGAGCAAAAGATAACATCGAAGATTTAGATGCCTGCATGGACATGATTTGGGTTATCTTGGGTTATTGTTATATGCGTGGGTTTGATGTTGAAGGTGCATGGGCAGAAGTTGCTAGAAGCAATTTAGCAAAGATCGATCCTGTTACCGGCAAGGTCAATAAAAGAAGTGATGGTAAGGTGTTGAAGCCAGAGGGCTGGACACCACCAAAACTGGGTGATTATGTCAGTAAGGCTTGACTTGTTGATGTAATCGTGTTATAATACTTTTTTAACTTTGAAATGGAACTATGAGTACTGACATTAAAAAACTGGCTGAACAACTGGCTAAAGAAAACGGCCTGAAGGCATATGAGTATGATCTTGCCCTTAGGGATATCGACAACTCGGTGGAACTGATTGGTCTAGTTAATGACCCCACCGTTTCAATGGATGAATTTATCGGTCGTGAAATGCTGTTCCCGAAACGATGGTTGACATTGAAAGTTTTTGATGAAGAACATGAGGTAACTGTTTAGTGTCAAGATTTTACACAAATGTAATTAGTGTTGGTAACAACATTCTCTACAGAGGTGTAGATAAAGGTCGGAGAGTAAAACTTAAAATTCCTTACACTCCGACTTTGTATTTACCTTCTCAAGAAAATACAGGA